GACTAACTCCATAGCACCCTGTTTACCTCGAATGGCTGCGCGTACATGCATCCATAATGGCAGTGAAGCTGTATAACCTTCGTCTTTGTTGTCTGCTGTAATCATAATTTATCCATGTATTTTGAAGCCAGTTCGCTGACTCTTGACCAAATGAGGGCAAGCGCCCATTATAAATGCATCTGCTTTATTTGGTGATGCTATCCCTCGCTTGGCAAGGTCTTTTTTAGTCTCTACCATATCAAGGCCGCGTTTAGAGTAGTCTTTATGTGGTGAGCATAATTCTGTTTTAAGCGCTTCGACCTCTTTTATATCAGAGCTAATACTTATCAGTTCACCAGTATTATACACCATGCCCTTGTTAATCGCATTAAACGTATTCCTCAGCCTATCTGCTACATCGCGCCACGCTTGAGCCTTTAGGTTTTCAAACTTGGATTTGTTGGTTATCTTTGGTGCATACTCTCTATCAGGGTTAAAAACTGCGTCACCCGCGTTGAACTTGTGGAAGTTCTTTTTGCCTGCTCCCTTTAGTATTGCGCCAACACCTGCACCAACACCGATTGAATCATAAGTAAGCTTTCCTCCATTCACAAACGACCACGCTCTCAACGCTGACTTATCTAGCTCGTCCTCTTCTGCTTTCCATTCTTCTATATGTTCGCATATGCCACCGTTGAATATTGCCACGGCGTTTTTATCTGCTCCGCTATCAGCTACATCATAACCAACATTTCTAGCGCCTGTTATATCCAGGTCAAGCGTTAAGTGCGAATCAATCGAAGCCTCGACCCATGAGCGCTTAATGATTGCTTCGTCATCGTTATTGCGCGGCACGCCTAAATAAACGTGCTGGTATTGTTCAAAGTCCTGCTCTTCCATTTGGTGGATTACGTCGAGCAGTGTTTGGGATAAGAAGGGGTTTTCAGTGTAGTTAATTAATCGCGCCACCGTGTTAGCCGGTGGGTTTACAATAAAGTTTTGATAGATGAAGTCTGTTATTAAGTCAGGGTTAAACGATATCCAAACCTCTGAGCCTTCTTTCCTTATTGTTGGCTCCAATATTTCCCACTGCTCTTTAGTTAAGTTGTGAGCCTCCTCAATCCAGAGTACATCAGCGCCCTCAAATGATTTAATTTCATCAGTGTTTCGCTCTATACCATAAAAAGCAAACTCAGAGCCGTTAGAGTGTTTTATCTCGCTAGCCATGACATTGTAACCAGTTAGCTTGAAGTTGCTTATCTGGTTCTTAATGAGCGTGTAAACGGAGTCTTTTATTTTGTTTTGGTATCGGCGAACGCATAGAAAGCGGGTTTTATATTCTTGTGCAATACCTGCCGCTCTCCCTGCATATTCCCATGACTTAGATGAAGCACGCCCACCGTATAAAATGCGGTTACGTGCCTTAATTAGCCCGCCCTTATCATTTACCCAAAAGCCCTTTAGGTTAGGGTTAAGCGTTGCCATACATATCCGCAAAGGTTTTGACTGTGTGCGTGTTGTTTGTTTCTGTAGGTGCGTTATCGCCTTGCATTAAATTATGCTCTTTCATTGCGGCGATAGCAGATTGCATATTAATCATCCCCTTTTCTGGGTCTGTCTTTGTTGCGCATTCAGCTATCTTTTCAAGCAGCAAAAGCTTTTTTTCTTTCGACCAAATAAATACGTTATTAGATTCTTGCTGGTGTTTTTCTATTAGTTTCTTGATATGAGGTTTGCTGAGGTTTTCATACCCCATCTCTGCCGATGTCGATTTGCTGTAGCCTGCGTCAATGCTGGCTTGTGTCGCGTTGCCTCCGTTAAGTAAATACGCCTTAACAAAAGCGTCCTGCTTGGGTGTTAGTTTAGCCATATAATCACCTAATGATTAATGTAATGCGCCTTGCGCTTGAGCTTTTATTATACACTTTATTGCCTAAAATGAAAAAGCGCCTGTTAAAGCGCCTTTGTTTATCTCTCCATGTATGCAAATACCGATGACGCAAAAAAGCATACTAAGCCAATACCAGCAAGCACTACGCTAGCCCCGTCATAGTTAAATAACATTGCGGTAAACATTAGCGCTATAAGCACATAGCCAAAAATAAGATATAGTGTTGACTGTTTCATTTGTTACTCCCGCCTATTTTGTTATCGACAATTAAAGCCCATCCAAATAATACAACACCTAATGCTACTTGCCATGATGAATAGGCAGTGATTAGTGCTAGTGATGTGAATATAGCTATGTACACAAATATAATATCTGTTGTTTTAACTTTGCTCATTGCTTCTCTCTCCTTTGTTAAAGCGCCTTGCCGAAAAAATTAATTGTGTCTTGGATGTGCCTATAATGAGACTCGAAGCAAGCCTTGCAGCTGACCCTCATAAATCTAGTCTCAGCCCAATGCCATCGATAAACGTCCGCTCTGCTCATTGCCCTCTCCGCTGTATTAGTTAAGCTAAATCCCATTCCATCATTGCATGAAGCATTATATCAGATGGGTTTAGCGACCCCTCTTTATCTGCGTTGACCATTTGCGAGTAAGTTACGAACACCTCAAGCTTTAACGGCTCACAATCCTACTCTAGCATTCTCAGCGCCTCAGCCATTGATGAATAAAACTCATTTTTTAGCTCGTCATTCTTGCTCATTATGCTTTCCTTGTATTTTTTAAATAGTTGGTCATTAATGTGATGATAGCTTCTTAACTTGAAATCTTCGGCTCAACTTCTCGCCCTTTCTTTTTGCGAACTCATCAAACACAGATTCCCCATCTGGAATGCCAAAGCCTTGCTCCTGTATAAAGTCCATTGCAAAATCCATATTTACCCTATCTGAATCAAAGTCAGCCTCGCAAACGTTCCCCAAGTAAAGCAAGCCAAAAGCAACGCGCTTTGTTAGCGGGATAGCTTTGTCGTGAAGGTCTATCGTTTTATTTCCGTACTGGTATAAGTTACTCATTGATTATCCCCCGTTATATTTTAAATTATTGACCTAACTGGTTTCTTTGTGAAGTTAACCTTTCCTATTTTTTCGTATCTAGTGACGCAGAACTTGCGACTACCTCCCCTCGTTCTTTCCCATTCACCAATAAGCTTGTATTCCACCGTCTTTAGTATCTTTGGTAGCTCGTAAAGAAAGCCGCTAAATTCGATTAGCACCCCATCTTTGCCCGCCATCCCTCTTACCCATTGCCGCTTGGTTCGCTCATCATAAAACGCCTGCTTAACCAGCTTTGCTATTAACACCGTCATTACTATCCCCTTTTATAATTCCCTTTTCCACGCTCTTATTGTAAATATCAATCCAAGGCACCTTTTTAGACTCGGCGAGATTGCTCACGGCAGCCGTTAATTTTGCGGCGACTTCCGAATGAACGTCTACACAGTGGAACTCTCCAGTCTTGCCCATTAAATCATTCACCTCGTCATGAAATTTCCCATAGCCATACCTAGACAAGTCCCCCGCCTTCTCTAAAGTCGACAACTCCCAGCCATCAAAACTGTTTTCGTACTGTAGCGACCCAGACAAGTAACCAATAACAAAATTAAGCACGTCAACGCCAAATTGACTCTCCAGCTCATTGAGTAGATATTGGGCAGTAACTATTTTATTCAGTGTCTCTTTGTTTGATAGCTCAGCTCTTAAGTCAGCTAAAACTGTTTTTTCATTCTCTGTTAATTCGCACATTTTTATTTCCTAGTTAATTGTCGAGTTGCTATTATCTCAACTACAAACAAGACTGTGAAATAACATTTTAGTTAATTTAGGCGTTTATATTTACCTAAAAGTTATAAGTAGTTAATAGATGCTTAATGGTGAATTCCTGTATTTTAGACATAAAAACCCCAACCCATAATTAAATGAAATTGGTCTTATGCCTATATGCTTAATGGAGCCATCCCCGCACATCAGACCTGCATATTTATCAAAGTTAAATGCAGTTGCTATCATGCCACTCTTTGAAGTGTCCAGCCTACCTATAATAGCTTTCAAACTCAGGTTAAGTATTAGGCTAACGTTGTACTTTTTAAATCACTACCCAACCGTGAGCGCTTTCGCATAGACGTATAAATAAGTGATCGATTTGATTGGCTTGATACAGTGAGCTGAGCTATATCCTTGTTACTCTCTTTGGGTGTGAATTTCAGGTATAAAAAAAGGCTTTGAGAGAAAGTCCGATGAGACTGATAGATTTGACTATCACGGACTAACTTTCAAAACCTTCTTGTTTACTTGGGTCTCATACCAATCAACATATACAATTATACTTTGTTACTGTGTTAAATCAAGTTATGC